TACTCTCCAGATAGGATAGACTTCCGTGTTGATTCAAAGTCTGTGAGTTCAACATCACAAGCTCTGCAGCGCATACCAACGTCCTTATGTGGGCTTACTGGGCTTTATAGTATACCGTGTTGGGTGATGAATGTCCAACGTGGTTTCCCTTTGTTGGACTCTAGAGCCTTTAAGCCAACACTGAGCACACAGTAACCCATAAGGTTCTTTGACTACAGCGTCTCTGCTGCACTTACTACACTTCATTGTCATCGGAGATCCTCCAGGGTTTTGTAATAGTCCAATGAAGATACGGAACAGGGCCGTTGTATTCTGTGTAGAATTTTTTACCGTCCTGGTTACGTCTCTTTGTCTTGATACCATAACGGTCTGCGTAACGCTGTATGAAGTTGCTACAGGCTGAGTAAGACTTACCTAGTTCTTTAGAGATCGTTGTCAAGTCTGCTCCGCTGTTACGTAGCTTACGTAGCTTGTCAATCTGCTCACTAGACCATCCAGACTGTCCACGTTCCCATCTAGCCATTATAGTTTCTCCTTAGTCTTCTTAGCTTCATAGTATTCTGGTTCATTCAACTTGTAGCCCAACAGAGCTGCAATAGCTCCACCGATCAGTAGAGCAACAACACCTGCAACAACTATCACTGCTGCGTAGAATAGAAACACTGTTAAGTCCATCACTGTTCTCCTTAGTTGATAGAGACTTGATAGTAGTCTATTGAGTGACATGGACAATACTACTTTAGTCTAATAAACTATGTTGTGCTGTAGATATAGGGGTGGGGTATTAAGGGTCTATGAAGTACCTACACAGACCTACACACCTTGTCAAATCTACCCAGATCTCTGACGCACTGCACAATGTCTATACTACTTTAGTCGTAGGACTATTTAGTGCTTGACAGATAGGGGTAGGTCTGATCCAGGGCCGGGGAGGGCTGCTTAGTCGCTAGTGATAGAAGTAGCACCTCCATAGACTTGCAAAAGACTAGAAAATAAGAAAAAGCTGTATAGATTTACAGTGTTTTATGCAGCTCTTTAGTCTTTGAAATCTAAAAAGAAACTGAAAAGACTGTATTTATGTACAGCATAGCTAGAAAAGGCTTGACAATTCGACTAAAGTATGATAGACTATCACGGAATTGGGTAAACTGTATGGTTCCATGTCAGACACTGAAGAAACACCACTGAAGACGGTAGAGATACCAACAGCTACAGAGTCTAAGCCACCTGCAAGAAAGCGTGGTAGACCTAAGAAGACTGATGTAGAAGCTAAGAAGCGTGGTAATAGGGGCGTTAGAGGTAGACCACCAGGCGACGCAGCCCGTATCAATGAATTTAAAGCACGGTTGTTGGCTACTTCAGGTGACAAAGTCATTAACAAGATCATACAGATTGCGTTGGATGACGAACATCAAGGTCAGATGGCAGCTCTAAAGATGTGTATGGATCGTGTGCTACCTGTATCGTACTTTGAAAAGGATAAAGCCACTGGAGGACGTAATAGTGTCTCTATTACGATCACAGGGATTGGTGGAGAGACTCAGATAGTCGGTGAAGACTCCACTGAAGACGATATAGTTGATGCAGAGTACACAGAGGTAGCCAATGAAGAATGAATTAAAAGAGATCATCAAAGAAGACCTGATTAAGCATGAAGGTTTTAAAGATGAGATCTACCTAGATACTGAAGGGCTTGCAACATTCGGTATCGGGCATTTAGTGACTGAAGACGATATGGAGCATGGGTGGCCTGTTGGTTCTCCAATTACTCCAGAAAGGATTGACAATGTCTTTGAAGAAGACCTTGCAACCGCTGTAACAGACGCTAACGCCCTGTTCTTGAACCTCGACTCCCAACCAGACCAAGTACAACGTGTTGTTGTGAATATGGCGTTCAACTTAGGACGTTCACGTCTTGGCAAGTTTAAGAAGATGATTACAGCGGTCAATGAAGGTAATTACATAGAAGCTGCTAATCAGATGGTAGATAGCCGTTGGTACAACCAGGTTGGTAACCGTTCTGTTGAGTTAGAGAACTGGATGCGTAACGCTTGAGTGACCTAAAGGTTGAGCTGCTTCCTTGGCAGCAAGAGGTTTTAGAGGCTTCAGAACGTTTTAAGGTTGTGGCAGCGGGACGACGCTGTGGTAAGTCTAGACTAGCTGCGTGGATGTTAATCATTAACGCATTACAGTCTAAGTCTGGTCATGTCTTCTACGTTGCACCAACACAAGGACAAGCCAGAGACATTATGTGGGGTGTGTTGTTGGATTTAGCCCATCCTATCGTCTCTAGTAGCCACGTCAACAATATGCAAATCAAGCTCATTAACGGAGCTACAATTTCGTTAAAGGGTGCTGACAGACCTGATACCATGCGTGGTGTATCCCTAAAGTTCCTGGTTATGGACGAATATGCGGATATGAAGCCTTCAGTATGGGAAGAGGTACTACGTCCTGCCCTAGCTGACCAAAAAGGTCATGCATTGTTTATAGGAACGCCAAAAGGACGTAACCACTTCTATGAGCTGTACAAGTATGCAGATCTAGGAAATGATGAAACCTATAGAGCTTGGCACTTTACATCCTATGACAATCCGCTGTTAGACCCTGAAGAGATTGACACAGCAAAGCAGTCAATGTCGTCTTATGCGTTCCGTCAGGAGTTTATGGCTTCCTTTGAAGCTCTAGGCTCTGAAATCTTTAAAGAGGACTGGGTTAGATTCAGCAACGACGAACCAGACGACGGAGACTATTACATCGCAGTGGACTTAGCAGGTTTCGCAGACGTTGCAGTGGCGACGAAAGCGAAAACAAAGAAGTTAGACCAAACAGCGATAGCGATTGTCAAAGCAAACACTGACGGTTGGTGGGTTGCTAATATTATGTACGGGCGGTGGGACATTAAAAAGACCGCCAGGAAGATCTTTGAAGCCGTACAAGCCTACAAACCTATTGCTGTTGGAATTGAAAAGGGTGCACTACGTAATGCAGTGCTTCCATACCTAACAGACCTGATGAAGTCAGGACAACGTTTCTTCAGAGTAGAAGAACTCACTCACGGGAATAAAAAGAAGACTGATCGTGTCGTATGGGCGTTACAAGGACGTTTTGAGCACGGACAAATACAGCTATCAGAGGGTGAATGGAATACTGAGTTTTTAGATCAGTTGTTTCAGTTTCCCAACCCGTTAGTTCACGATGACTTAGTGGACTCTTTAGCTTATGTCGATCAGCTAGCTAAGGTGAGTTATTACATCGACTTTGAAGAAGATGAACTAGAAATCATAGACCCCATCGCAGGATATTAACTATGCAAGACTATGAAGGACTATACACAGCCGATGCAGCCGGATGGATCATGGCTAAGTGTGAGCAGTGGAGAGATCACTACGAATCTAACTATGCTGAGAAGCATGATGAATACTACCGTCTGTGGAGAGGGATCTGGGCACAAGAAGATCAGTTACGTCAATCAGAACGTTCTAGGTTAATTAGCCCTGCGCTACAACAAGCTGTAGAGAGTTCTGCTGCAGAGGTTGAGGAAGCTACCTTTGGACGTGGACGATTCTTTGACATCCGTGACGATCTTCAAGACCAGAACAAAGAAGACATTGTCATTCTACGTAATCAGCTAGAAGAAGACTTTGCAAGGACTAAAGTGCGTAAGGGAATTGCAGAAGCGATTCTTAATGCTGCAGTCTTTGGAACTGGTATGGCTGAACTGGTTGTAGAAGAGATGAAGGAGATGGCTCCCGCTACCCGCCCTGTGATGGATGGAGCGATGACTGCTGTCGGGGTTGAGATGACGGATCGCTTTGTTGTCAAAGTGAAGCCTATCCTACCACAAAACTTCTTAATTGATCCTGTAGCAACCTCTATAGAGGAAGCTCTAGGTGTTGCTATAGATGAGTTTGTACCTAAGCACCAAGTAGAGCAGTTGATAGAAGCAGGGGTATACCGTGATGTTATCTTGGAGCAGACATACCCTGATGTGGATTTAGAGCCTGACCAAGACCTAACAATTTACTCTGATGATAAGGTACGTCTCACTAAATACTATGGTCTTATCCCACGTCATCTTTTTAACGCAGCAATTCAAGAAGAGTTTGAAGACGATGTAGATGTCACAGATTTAGTTGACACTGAAGAGTCTGCTGCAACTGGTTACGTTGAAGTGGTCTGCGTTATTGTTAATGGTGGGCAACTCCTCAAAATAGAAGAGAACCCGTACATGATGGGTGACCGTCCTGTGATTGCCTTCCCTTGGGATGTTGTACCAGGACGCTTCTGGGGCCGTGGAGTCTGTGAGAAGGGCTACAATGCACAGAAGGCTTTAGACACAGAGTTACGTGCTCGTGTAGACGCTCTAAGTCTTACAGTGCACCCAATGATGGCTGTGGATGCTTCACGTCTACCACGTGGCTCTAAATTAGAGGTAAGACCTGGTAAGACTGTACTGACTAACGGTAACCCTTCAGAGATTCTACAGCCTTTCAATTTTGGTAACGTCTCTCAGATTACATTTGCACAAGGAGCAGAGCTACAGCGGATGGTACAGAT